CATGGATTTCTTCACATACGCGCCTGGAGACGATCGCCGATTTTCCGCTGTCCTTTTTTATCACCCCGTAACCTTTGCGCTCTCGCGCGTAAGGCCATATTAGGCATTCAACGCCTTCATAGTTTAAAACCGTCTCGTCATAGAACCTTTGAGGCTCGCCATCTTGCGCCCGATCAAAACCGCCTAGAGGATCCCCATGCCTCCAGTGCCGCAGATAATGCGCGTTGCAATAACCCTTTTTGCCGGCGGCTCGCCAATGAGCGTTTCCCTTGCACCCATCTACAGAACATGCTTTGAATTCATCAGCCATTCGATCCTCACAACAGGTTCGTTTCGGTCAGGGCCTCGCGGTGTTAGCGCACCGTTTGAGGCCCGTTTTGTATAACATGGTTAGGATTGAAAATCCATTCTTCCTTAAGGATTCCAATTATATACGCATCGCGACCGGGGCCGAAATGATTGCGGAGAAGCCCTTCGACCTGCCCTCCAAGGCGTTCTGCGAAGCGAACTACCTCAGGCTGCTCGGTGAGCGCTGTCATTCTCAGATAGCCAAGTTGCTCGAAGACGTATTCGCCAACGGCCTTGAGAAACGCCCGGTTCCACCCATGGCCGGAGACGGTTACGTGCACGTCCGAACCTTCGAAGCAGTTGAAAACTGTGCCCGCGATTATCTCGCCGTTCTTTTCGATTCCCAGGCATGTCCATGGGGGACAAAGACCGAAACCTAAATTTTCACTGACGAACTTGGCGACCCTCTCGTCAGTAACGATCAAGAGATAATTCCGCCGGTATCATAGAGGATTTCGGTTCTGATGATTTCAGTATCCAGCGGGATCAAGGATCCGCTTGTCACTTGAACATCAGGAGCGACCGCATATCCCATGCCGCCTGTGGATTCCCAATCAAGGTTGGTGAGGAGCTGAGTGTTGCCGCCCCATGTGGATTGTCCCCATATCCCGGTTCCCCACTCCGAAGTTGATTCGATCATGGGCGCTTGAGGTGGAGAGAGGAACTGCGTCACGTAGTCGAATTGCATGTTGCCCTGAGGCTCGACAAGGCGAGGACCACGAGAGAAGACGCGGATATTATTGACGACCTTCAGCGAGGCCGGTGAGCCAAGGTCATCGAACAGCGGGATATAGGTCGCCGTGTAGTTGACGCCCTGATCTGAGCCGGTGACGTTTGCCTCGATTACCTTTCCGTTGCCAGAGCCGAAGAATAGACGCCCTTGGAAGGTCTCAAGGCAATTGCCATCCCAGTTGGTATAAGCCGTCCAGGCTCCAGTGCGGGCATTCGTGATGATCATCTGCGCGGGTTGATCGTTGATCGTCGGTAGCGCGATGACGACCATCTGGTTTTCTGGCCATGTCTTGCAATGCCACGCTGCCCCATCACGAAGCGTGACAAAGTTGTTCCACTCCGTCTCAATTGGATAGGAAACCGCCGAGGGAGACAATGCAGCCACGTCCTTGAGGAGGGCTTGGGAAAGAGGAACGAAGCCGATTGTCGTGGCAATGATCAAATCGCCGCCGCCACGGATAAACGCCTTTGCTCCTAGTGGCTTCCCAATCTTGTAAATACCAACCTTTGACCACGTTGCGACTGTAGCCGGATCTGTGCCTTGGAACGCGCAGACTTCGCCTTCATTCGTGACGAATACGCACTGCTCCGACAAGCCGCCATCGCCAGAGTTTTCAAGCGACCATGGTTGACCGAAGAGAAGAAATCCGCCAAGCGGAAAGTTTCCGCCAAGAGGTAGCGGAGACGCCACTCCGCCAATCTGATCAGCCGGCAGGAACCATGCGTTCAGCGAGTTCTTTTCGATGAAGAACAAGCGGCCTTTGAACGACCAGACATAAATCAGATCCGCCGTATCAACGCCAGTAATGCCAACGAACAACTGAATTGCAGCACCATTGACCGTAGCAGAACCACCGCCACCAGAGATGATTTCATTATCCTGAAATGTGCCGGTGATGTCCCCTACGATCAGCCATCCAGTGGAACCGTTATCGACGATGGAAGTAATAACCGCTGTAGCGCCTGATGTCCCGCCAGTGACAGTTGCCCCGATAGTGACGAAATTTGCCGTCTGGGCGTCGAAATTGATGCGGTTTACGCTTTGGTTCGTGATGGCGTACCATGCTGTCCCATCGTAGATATGCATCGGGTCTGAGCCATTGACGGCAATGAGGAAGTCTCCACCAGTCGTAGAGAACTGAGTGAAATTCCAGTTTCCGTCCGTCAATCCCGTAACGTCGGCAACAGGGCTGACATTCGGATCGACGACCGAGGTAATATCGTAAATGGCATTATCTGTAGTGCCGAAAAGCCGCTCATCGTTGCCGCTGGAATATTGCATCAGCGTATCAACCGATAGAGAGCCATCGCCTATTGTCGCATATTTCTCCGTTCCTCTTCTGAGAAGCAGGGAAGTCGCAGTCGGGAACCAGTTCTGGAGCAGATAAGCGCCATTTATCTGGCGATTTGGTGAAGCAAGGGACTGGTTGGAAATCCAGCCGCTATTAGCCGCCGCAAAGCTTGCCATCTTGGAAATCAATTGGGATGCTGAAGCTGCTGCTTTTCTCATTCAGAAGCCGCCCCATCCAAAATACTTGAACGGGTAATTCGATCTCCACCGGTTGCCGCCTACGATTTTGATCGTAGAACCCTTCTCCTGCGCCGTGATTTCTTCAAGACGGTTTTCGTAGTTGTCAAAATCCTGCGCATAGTCCATGCGCTTTTGCTGCCGCCACATCCATATGAGGCCAAGCGTCAGAAGGGATTCGTCATAGATCAGAGAGTCTGTGTCGGCGGTGAACTGCGATTGAAACGTGCCGCCAGAATTTTGGACAATGTTTTTCGAGATGTAGAAATACTGCGCCGTCTGCCCCGTTTCTACAGGTGGCTGAAACTGCATCTGTCCATTCAGGATTATCCATGCCCCCGGCGAAATGAGGGGATATCCATCCAGATACATCATCCATGTATTCAGATCGTCGACGGGGATATAGGCCCATGTGGCCCAATCCTTATTCATCACCTTTGCGCCTTTCGGCATGTGGTCGAAGTCTGAAGGAAGGTCGAAGCCGATCGTAGAACCGTCCCCGACCATCTCTTTCAGAACAGTTAGCCTTCTCCAGTCGTGCCGCTTGACAAGATCCTCCACTACCTCATTCGACAGATCGCAGATTTCCTGCTCAAACTTGTTGTTGCTTGAGAAGAACGTCTGCGGGATCTGCCCTTTGGAGAGGCGGATACTTGCCTTGCGTGCCGCTGCGAGAAAGGTCATTAGGCTGCATTCTCCTGAGCGTGCTCAGCGACTTCCTGAGCCATGCGGATCAAGGTATCTCGCGAAGGCTGGCCGCGTGGGGCTTGACCTGTCGTTTCCTTGATGAAGGCTTTGATCTCTTCGTCAGGCATCGAAAGGAACTTGTTGTCATTCGGCGCCATGGCATAGTTGGTCTTCGTGCCGCGCTCTTCTTCAAGCATGCGGCGAAGATCGGCGATTTCAGCGGCCATCTTGACAACGTCGGCTGATCCCTTGGCATTCTCAAGCCAAGCCTTTGCTTCCTGCTGAAGCTGGCGTCCGCCCATGCCGAGATTAGAGAGCGCCGGACCATCCAGGGACGCGAGGACTTCGACCGAAAGCACGTTCATGGCCTTCAGTTCGTAACGCTTCGACTGAGTGAGGAACGGCAGGCTTTCAAGCGGCGTGCCGGTGATCGTCGGCGTACGCTTCTGCAGCCACGCTTCGTATTCGGGCTTGTAGTACATCGCATAGGTGATGTCCTGCCCGTTGACCGTCACCTTTGGAGAATGGGCCGGGAAGACGCCGATGCGCTGGCGATCGGCCGGCCAACGAATCTCACAGAAGAGCATTTCCTTGTAGACGGTATGGCCTTCATCGCGAGTGCGCTTATCATCGATAAGGCCTTCCATCTCTTCTTCCGTTGGGTTGCGGAAGATGACAAGGGCGTTGTCGTCTTTCTCTCGCGAGACTGCTTGATTGTAGATGTTGTACATGTGGTTTCCTTTGTCTGAGAAGGAAAGGGAGGCCGGTTAAAGCCTCCCTCATTGCGTTATGCAGTCGGGACGACGTTGCCGGCGCGGGCGTGGAAGAACTCATTCGCGAGAACTGCGCCCACGGTGTAGAAGCCGCTCGTGCCTCCCGTAGTAGCGACAAACGTGCCATCGGAAGTGATGGCAAGCTGCGTCGTTGCCGCGATGTTTGAACCGCCTGCTTTTACGTAGATGTAATCGCAGCCGTCATTACCGGATACGCGCGAGCCGAGCTGATACGATGCAAGCTGGGCGCCCGTGTTGGTGTTGGTCGTCAGGGCATCGAAATAGAATGCAGTGGAATGCTGCTCTACGTCGGGACCGAGAGATGGGGTCGTACGGAATGTCATGTCGTTTCCTTTCTTATCACGGAGCCGAATCGAAGAGGCGGAAGTTGAAGAGAGGATTGGTCATGGTTACTTCGCCCATCCACCCCACGAACTGCGCTAGTGCGTCTTGGTTGATCGGCTTCGCGCCATCGCCGGGGAACAGCGTGTCAAAGTTACGCTGCGGGTTGTAGCGCATACGGAACGAGTCGGTTTCGAGGCCGAACGTCGTATTTGACGGCATGGAAGTGCCCTTGCCGCCGCCGAACACAACTTCAATGCCACGACCCGAACCGGGGCCGATATACTGAAGCGTGGTGAAGCCGAGGCGACCGATACCATTCTCGTTGGAAATGCGCTGATGGGCCACGAGAGATGCGTCGTAGGCATTCCAGTGCTCCGAGGACATCAGCAGCAGGTCTGGACGGCGATTGCCGCGTGTGACCGTGTTGTAGATGGTATTGAGGATCGGGCGGATGGTCGTCGAGTCAATCTGCGTGCCGATAGTCGGGAATGCAGAGTTGGCATCGAACGAGTTGGTGCGCCAGATTGCGAAGTTGGTACGCGAAATACCGCCGTAGGTGCCCGTATTGGCGACAATCGGAACGGCCAGACCAAGGCCACCGATTGCTTTGCCGCCGCCCAAAGTACCGTCCCCGAAGAGCGCCACTTCCATGCCGTTGGAAAGACCAAGCTCAGCAGCCTGGATATATTCTTCCATGACATCGAAGATCTGGCTGGCGCCTGCGTTGTTCAAGATTTCCTGCATGGTGAGGGAAATCGGGGTCGCTGCCATCTTCGGAGTGAAGTAGGCATCGTTGAACAGTTCGCGAGGCGGGTTGGTTAGGAAATCGTATCCCGAGTACCACTGAATCTGGGGGAGATCGAAGAGCAGCGTCTGGCGGATGGTTGGACCGGAATACGCCTGCCAAAGGCCCTTGCGACGGAGAACGTCGAAGAAGGGGATGGCGTTCGAGATGATATCCTGCCAGGTCCTTGAGCGATCCTCAAGGGCCATGGATAGCACCTGTTGGTAGTTGACGTTTGTATTAATTGCCATTTGTTACACCTCATTAGCCGAGTCGAGCGGCAGCTTTCTCAATTGCTGCGCGGATTGATTTGGATGGTGCACCGCTCTTGATGGTGTCAGCATTTGGAGAGGGGGCGCCAGTGATGGATTTTTGCCCTGCTGGATTGGGCGCTGCCGGTGTGGCGTCTACTACAGCCGATGAGGACTGATTATTCGCGGGTGCCGATGAGGCGGGCATTGCGCTGGCCGATGAGGCGGGCGCGAACATTTTAACAAATTCGAATGCATCTTCAAGGGTATCGGCCTTCCCTGTCTTGAGGAGGAAGGCGATCTTGTCCGTGTATTCTTTGGCGTCTTCGTTCTTGGAGAAGAACTCGTTCACGATATTCGGGGCTTCTCTTTCAGCCTCGAATTCCTTGATCTTGGCTTCCAATTCCTGGATTCGCTGATGAGCTTGCGCAACCTGCTGATTTGGCTGCTGCCCCATGATATGAGCGGCCAAGGCATTGAGGTTGACGCCCATGCGCTGCGCGACGGCGTTCATGCCCTCGACGGGGCCGCGATCGAAAGCATCTTCTATGGCCTTCAGTTGGCCGAGGGTAGATTTCAGATCGCCACCGTTCTTGCGGGCGATCTCGTCAAACTCCCTAACGCTTTCCCAGCGTTCCGAGCCTTCCTTGTGCTTGGTGTAGCCCTCTTCCATGTTCTTCAGAGCACGGTGGACTTCAGCCTGTACACTCTCAGGAGCCTTGGCCCATTCTGCCTTGCCCTGATCATTGAAGCGTGCCGGGGCTTCGTAACGTGTCACGCGCCCCTCAGACTGGCTTGTTTCCGCCGCCTGCGCCGGCACGTCCGCTGCCTTAGCCGGGGCTTCAGCAACCTTTGGATTCTGTGATTGGAACTTGCCGTCTTCCGAACGAGTGCGATCTTCCTTCGGGGCCGCTTCTTTCGCCTTGGGCTCTGCCTTGGGCTCCGGAGGATTGGCCTTGGCTTCCTGAAGCTTGGCCGATTCCTTGGCGGCGTTCTCGATCGTGTCGCGGAGAGAACGATTAGGCGGCTGGCCCTGCGACGACTCTTCGCCCTTCTGTGGAACCTGAGAGCCTAGCGAACCTGTAGGTGTCGGACCTTGATTGGGGATTTCGATCTGCTGCTGTTCCATTTACTTCACCTCCTCTAATTGAGCACGTGCGGCCGCAAGCTTTTCTTCAGCTTCTTTGGCGGCTTGCTCCATCAGATATTGGCGGCTGGCGCGCTTCGATCTGACGGCGTGCTTCATGTTGGAGGCGATTCCCTTCAAGGCGAGTCTCAGCTGGACCGCATCTGCTATTGCCTTGTCGAGCTGTTCTGAAACTTGGAGGAACTGTGCAGAAAGAAGGACGGCAATGTTCTCAAGGTCCTCATCGCCATTCACAGAATACCTGACATCGTGAGGCGCTATTTGCCTCTCTTTGAGGTATTCCATGAATTCATTTTTGCCGCGGCCACCTTCTAGGAAGTCATAGCCGTTGTACCACTGCACTGGGAGCGTATTAGTCTTTTCCATGCGTCACCTTGTCTGAGGAGGTTTGCGGTTAAAGTCCTGCGATGGCCTTCGCCTTCTGAAGCGACTCCCTCACAGAGGATTTGTGCTGCTTTGTATCTGGCTGCGGTGCAGTCCTGATGGGCGCGTTGCCAATCTCCACGTAGCTTTCGCCCTGTGGATTGCCTGAAGGGCGATAGGTCGCCCTTAATGCTGCTTTGGAAGAGTACGTCCGACCGTCCGCCATGCTCGTACATGGTTCGATCGTGTCGCTGATGAAATACGGAACGGGGAGAGCATCAGATCTCGCCCGTTCCGGAATAACGTAACAGGCAGAAGGCCAATTATCGACCTCATGCCATTGCGAGCAGTGCCGGCAAAACTTCTGCCTCATGGTCAAGCCTTGAGGGCAGCGATAATCTGATTGATTTTCGTTGCGAGTGAAGAAAGCTGATTAGCCAAGGTAGCTTCCGTATATGATGCAGGGACATCCACAATCGTATCTGAAGGCGTGCCACCAGAACTGTCAGTAAGAGCTACAAGGGCCGTCACCTGAGACTTATTGGCCGTGCCTGCTACTGCGATAGATGCAATTGTAGCCGCTGCCTGGTTTGGAATTCCCTGCTGGTTAAGCTTAGCTGCTGCTGAAAGAGCCATGCCATTTCTCCTGTTATGTTAGAACATTCGATCAAGTTGTGTAGACGATAGGCAACCCGCCTGACGCTACTTCCTGCACTGCCATTCCCCGCCCATTAGTGGCCTTTGTGGCAATCATTCCACCCTTGGCTACAGTAGACACGGTTACGGCAACTGCTTTCCCAAGAAGGGGATTAGGACTTTCAATCAGAACTACTGGAACACCATTTATTGCTGTCATCCCCATGTCCCCGGCATTGGATTAGCGCTAGCCACTTCCCATTTCGAGGTTGCGACCGACCAAATGAATGTCCAGATCATCGACTTGTTGATCAGGGTCGCTGCCCATAGCTCCGAAGACATCGCCGAATAGGCAGCATTCCATGTCAGCGTGCGGGACGTTCCGTTGTCTCTGATGCGGATACGAAGCTGCTGGCCGTCTACAGGCGTTCCCGTAGGCGCATTGATCGTGAGGTTGGCAGCAAGGGCAGAAACAGCATGAACATCCGTGGTGTCGGAGTTTGGCGTAATCGAAGAGGCGCTGGCCACCGTCGTGATACGCGGATTGATGCGAACATTCGAGAATGTCTGCGCGTTGGTGAACGTGACAGTGCCATTGAACGTTACCGTGTCCGAGAACGTCGATGCTCCGATAAAGAGCGACGTTGTCTGCACTGAAAGACTGCTGGAAAGATTCACCGGGCCCGAAAACGTTGCCGTGCCGGTAAACGTAGGGCTGGCGATATTTGCCTTCTCGCTATCCAGTTCTGCGAACGCGTCCTGCGCATTGGTGGCTGAAATCCCACCGACAGGCGTAACCGTGACATTCGTGGCCGGAATGGTCGTAAATGCCGTAAACGCCTGAATGACCTTCAGAGGCGTCATATACTTGGTGTCGTTCGTACCTGCCGTAGCGTCCGCAGTCGTCGCCCTGATACCATCAGCATCAGTTGTCGTCTGCATCGTGCCACGCATGGCCGGCGTGAAGTCGACTGTAACAGAGGTATCAATTGTCATGGAACGATCACTTGCTCTGCCGATTGGCCGGTAAAGGTGACGTAAAGGCCGTTGTAGAGAACGCAGAAATCGCCATGGAACGACACAAGAAGAGGCTGAGCGATACCTAGCTTGCCTGGATATGCTATCCGAACGTCAATCATTTCTTCTTGCTCCTCATGGCGTGAACAAGCTTCTTCTTGTGCTCATCTGCCTGGACAAATTCCTTGGCCACCGACACGGCAATGCCGACCTTCTTGGCGAAGGAAGGATTGTGGCTAGCTGCCAACATGAAACGGCGTTGCTTGGCGCTTGAGGACGGCATCTCTAGCTTAGTCTTTCCTCAAACCGAGCTTTGAAAACCCCGGTAGCAGCCACGATCGCGTTCAGCCTGAAGTAATACGTGCCAGCGCCTACGCCACGTTCATCACCGGGAACGGCACCAACGCTTGCAGCGAAATTGGAGTTATCCGCCGTCTTCTCCCAAAGCAGATCAAGGATAGTGCCACCTGTATGCGTCCCGCCTGCCGTGAGCACCGTTGTCGACGTGTAGATTGGCGTAGGGCGTTCCGACATCGTATTGCGCGGAAATAGAGGCAGCGTTTCAGAGAACGTTCCACCCTCCGTCCCGCCAGTGACAGTGGAAAGTTTAATCTCTCCACTCGTCAGAAACAGTTCAAGGCCATAGAGAATTATGTTCTTCGTCGTTACGGCCTTGATGACATAGGTAGCAGCAAGGGCAATATTCAGCTCTTTGAATGTGCGAAACTGCCTGCCATCGAAGAATGACGGCTCCCCTACATCAACGCGGATACGTGGGTTTGTGCCCGTAATTCCACCGCCTGAGATGAGAATATCGCTTGGGTTGACCGTTCCACCGACAACGACGACGGGAGCGCCAAGGCCATTAGCTGCCATTCTTGCCTCCCAAGCCGGTCTCTTTCACCTTCGCGGCGCGCTCGTTAAGCTCTGCCTTCTGCCCAGCTTCGTTGCTCTTGAGGATGGAAGCCTGAACCTGTCCGGCGTTCGTCAGGCGCTTGTTCTCGATATCGAGGGCGCCCTTCTGAAGATCCTGATTATGCTTCTGCGTCTCCTGGGCGGACTTGACGACGAGATTGTTGATTTCCGTCTGGTACTTGTTGGCGATCTGCTGGCGTTCGAATTCAGCCGTTTCCTGCTTCTGTCGGATTTCCGTCTGCGTCACAGCGGCCTTGTCCCGCATGTCTTGCTCATGAGCCTGTTGTTTGCGAGCGTCATCCTGCGCCTTGAGCTGCATTTCCTGCTGCTTGGCCTGCGCCTCGGCCTGAGCCTTGATCGCTTCAGGATTGGGCTGCTCCTGCTGATTGACCTGCTGCGACATGGAATCAACGGCTTCGTCGATCTTGCCTTCGAGTTCACGCCCTGCCCTGAACGGAGCAATGGCGAACTTGAGGATGTCACCGAAGATTGGCGCAAGCTGCGGCATCTGTTGAACAACCGGGCCAAACTGCTGGAGCGTTCCACCAAGCGCCGTCAAGAACTCGGTTCGCGCCTGCTTCTCCGCCATCTCATCAACAGCAATCGTCGAATCCGTCTCGATCTCCAGAACGAAGCAGCGCGTCTTGTTGTCTCGCAGGAACTTCATCACCTGCTCAATGGTAGGCGTAGCCTCCAGCTTGGCAACCTGTTGTGCCGCCTGCTGGCCGATCTGCTGGATCTGCCCTTGAGCCTGCTGAAGAACCTGCTGTGCTTGCTCCGGGTTCTGCTGAGCCTGCGCCATCATCTGTGGGTTCGATGTGGCCTGCTGAATCTGTTGGTTTAGAGCGTCGACCTGCTGCTTGGCTTGCGCTTGAACCTGATTGACCTGCTTCCTGATATCGGCATCAGTCGGGATTTCCATCTGCGACATGGCAAGGAGAGTGTCCTTGGAGAACTCCTCCGCCATGATTTCAGCGGCGATGCGGACGATATCGCGGGCAATGCGGACCAACTCGGCCTGCTTGTCTCGAATGCGGACGGAACCGAATTGGGCTTTTAGCTCCTGAGCCCCCTTGGTTTCATTAGGATCTGTCGAGCCACGCTGAATGTCGGAGATACCGACGATCTGGTAGACGTTGTTGATGACCTCGTTACGAAGCTGGATGACGCCCTGGATCGTCTGGGCTACGACTTCGATCGGCAGCCATATGATCTTGTCGCCACCATTGCCGAATGCCGCCCAGTTCGAGATGGGCACCATGATCTGCTCATCGTTAACCGCGTTGAGAGCAGCCTCGACAGCATCGCCAATCTCCCCCCCGGCAGGATAGAAGCCCTTGACCTTCAGGGAATCCGCTAGCGCATGGATGCGGTTTGTAAGCTGGTTGATTTCCTCAAGCTGATCCTTGTACAGCAGGTAATCTGGAACCGGGATCATGCTGTTGCGCTGAAGCGTACCAAACGCAGGCTTGGGGCACGGGAAGAAGCCTTCCAGATCAAGGTAGGGCTCGGATTCGTCCAGAGTGACCGGAACGCCCTCAGTGACCCAGACTACCTTTTCCTTGCTCTTGCACCACAGCTCCCAGACAGGTACTTTCTGCTGACGTGTAGCGCCTCCATCCCGCTTATCTTTATTGTCGACCTGAAGCGCAGCGCTGAGATAGGCATCACCAGAGAATTCCTGAAAGCGGTCCTTCATCTCCTCAAGCGTCATCCAGCAGCGGCGGGAAACCCAATCGTTCTCTGCCCATTCACGGCATGGCTGCATGAGAAAGTCGCGGCGGTTCACATGCTCGATGCAGACGCGCTCTGAGTATTGACCACGCTTGCGGCTGTCATACCGAATCCATGCTGCACCACGGGCAATGATAGACAGATCATCGCGGATCTCTCGCATCACTCCGTCAATGTCAGTCAGGTCGAAGCTTGTGACGCTCGCGCGTTCAAGAAGCTCTGACGATACGCGATAGAGCGGGCGGCGGTCCTTAAAGCGTGGCGTGACGACTGGGATAGGAGGGCGAGCGTAGATAGACGGGTTGATAACCTGAATATTTGCCCAGAAGATCTGATATTCACGGTCTCTAGCCACAGATGCAAGCCGCGTCAGATCGGCATAAAGCTTCTCAATACCATCGCAATATGCGTTGTAATCACGCCAGACAGCCTCGGCCTCGTCAATCATGGTGAGCCATACTTGGCTCTCGCCTGTTACGGGCGTGTATTCTGGAGGATCAATGATGTCTGGATTCACTTGATGAGAATCCTTCCGCGTGATGGCTGTTGAACTGGAGGTGGACGGAACATACCGGGAGGCGGCTCTTCAATCGTCCTGTCTGGCATTTCAGGGATGACGCGCCACGAAAGGGCGAGATATCGGAAGGCATCGGCCAAGTGCGATGACCAGTCATGGACTTCCGACAGCTTGAAAGCCTTCTTGTCGTCATCCCATTCGCGGCGATACTGCTCCAGAGCGGATATACCCTGGTCCTCGGTCCTCGGGTGAAATACGCATCTGGCGAGCGTCTGGCGCGCGGCATTGATACCGTCCATCTTCGTTGCATTGACGCAAAGCTGGGGGTTGAGTCCGAATTCCTTCATGGTCTCAACGCGAGTTCTGCCAGAGCCCCATTCTTTGATCTTTGCATCGTGCGGGACGAAATCGATGCCCGATTTCCACCCATGCTCTGCGTTGCGCTTATGCACCACCTCGGCGTAGTGATCCAAGCCCACGCCTGACTGGCTGTAGCAATCGAGGATGAAGACCTGCGTGCCGACAACCTGAAACCACCAGATTGACGTATCGTCCTTGACACCGATGTCCCAAGCCCGATGAACCGGCCGTCCTTCAATGGGGTCGATCGGCGTTATCCGGCCTTCCCTGCGGACTGCGACCATCTCTCGGGCATAGAAGGCACCGAGAATGGCGGCATTGAACGAGCAGAGATATTCTTGATCGAACTGCGCTTGCCCAATGTCCTCGCCGTAGAGAGCGATATATTCGGCCAGCGACTCTTCAATCTGGGCAGGCGATAAAGCGCCCGTATCATGGATGTTGGAGACTTCAGCGAACCAGCGGCCGCCGCTATCCATATTCGCCTTTGCCATCTGGTACATGGCATGCGCATGGTTGCGACCGCGAGGCGTGGTGATGAACATCGCCCAGCCGTTGTTTTCCTCCAGCATCGGGCGGTGATAGGCCCACGCGCTCGGATTGGCCAAAGCCCATTCCGAATAGGTGATGCCCGCCACACCAGCCCCCACCGTGGCGTCATACCGATCGGAACCGATCATCTGCCAAGTAGAGCCGCACTTGAGGCGGATGAACATTTCCTGGTCGTTGACGCTGTCGCAGATCTCGGGCGGAAAGGCTTCGAACAGGCGGCGCTTGCCAGTGTGAGCATTCACCGCAGTCCAGAGCGCCTTCCTCGCCTGTCCGTACTCTGGGAGGCAGTGCCAGTATGAGCCGATGCGGCGATGCGCTAGCTCGCATGTGACGCCCAGGGCTATTTCATCCTTGCCCCAGCGGCGATGAGCAATCTCAATGGCTCTCGCTGCCGCTGTAGTCGTCATGTAACGGTGCAAAGGCTGCTGATGCGGCCTTATGCGGCGCTCAATCTCCACGGTTCTCGTAGACGGTTTTGAACACTACGCCGATTGGTCCTCCGTCTTCGTCGCCTTGTAGCGTGACGGTAGAAAGGTCTGGCAATGACTTTCGGAGAAGCACTTCGATCGAACGCAGCTTGTTCGCATCAAGCTCCACCACGTTCCCTGCATCGTCCTTCTCGCCTAAGGCAAAGCACTGCAAGCGTTTTACGAGCTGGGTGGTCTTGATGGCCTCCCTGGTTTGGTCCTGCTGTCTCTTATTGGGCTTTGATGTTCTCGCTGCCATGGTTTACCTGCCTGTCTGAGAGGCCAATTCAATTTTGAGTTGGTATACAGCCCGGATAATGGGACACTTCCTTGCGGGCAATACATCCTGCTAGGTTGTATTTCAGACCCATCCAAGAAGAGTTGAGATGATGATAGCCGCAGCGAATATGATGGTGAGGATGATGATTGGGCGAAGCGTGGGGCTCATGGCTTGCTCCTCTCATGCTTGGCGCTTAACATGACGATGCCGACGTGTTTGAATTGTCGGATTTCGTTAACATGATGGCTTATGCCCTGACACACTCCGGCTTGCCTTCGACCATATGGCGGCGGGCATCCTTAGCGTTGTTCGAGCGGTCACCCCAATATAAATGCTTTGGAGTGACGCAGCCCAAATGCCCGTTCCCACACTTGTGGAGGGCCATCATGTTGGGCTCTGGCGGTAGCTTATTGACCTTCAAGCACATGGCGCGGTGGGCTTCCATCTTCTTGAAATTGAAGACCAGGGAGCCTCGCGGGCTGGCGGCGGTGGAGAACGGGAAAACGATACACTCGTCTCCCTCATAGGCCGAGAATATCTTTATCCACGCGGCTCCGGCCCCGTCTCTAGCCCTGCTAGGCACTATCGAACGCCGCTTCAAGCGAACAATGTTCTGATGCTTACCTGTTAGGTTCTCAAAGGGGTCTAGGACTTCCGCCACAAACCGTTCAGCGGCGTCCATGAGAAACTGATCAGGGTTTGATGTCCCGCAATACCTACGGGCCATCGAGAATTGTGGCCGGGTCATTTGGGCATAGCTCTTCTTAAAATGGGAGCCGTGAAACTCTCCCGTGGGCCCGGCGATTCCCGCTAACAGCACAACCCAAATCACTGGCCGAATTATTAACTGAGTTGCAGTTAATAATCAATGGTTACAAGCAATCTATTTATGCCATTGAACTTTGATGTCCGTACGAAGAAATGGCACGATATGGAACCCATCGTCTTTCAGAATCCATATATTCCCGTCGTTCTCCACCAAGAGCTTGCCATCAAACTCACCAAGAACCTTTATCCCACTTACTGTAGTAATAACTCCTTGCTCTTGAGCTGATGCCCATTGCCTTGCGTTATAGACGGGTTTCGAAACTGGCATTCGTTTATTCTCCTTGTATATAGGGATTTTGTGGCCATCTAAATCGTATTCACCTGTTTTCCAGAACATCACGCCACCTTATCCACAAATGCCAACGATAGCTCTGCATTCACCATGCCGTTAAGCGTTTCGACTACCGCTTTTACCGTCTGTCTTCCGGTAGCGTCCACTACCCTCCCCTTCATGCCGCCAAGGAGGACGTGCGTGCGGTCGATGACGATCGGCGTTCCTGCCGGATACATCTGACGGGCGCGTCTCTGCGGGATATGCTGAAGACGGTCTGCCTGTTCCTTCTCTCGCTGGCGGCGCATGGCCTTCTGCCTCTCGTATTCTGAGAGGATGACGGCCTCGGCATCGCGAACGGCATCTATGACCGTTGGCATGATCGGCATGGGGGTTCCCCTCA